ACCAGCCGGTAGCGATTGATACCGGTACCATGATTGCCCAGGCTACAGCTAGTGCTAGGTTGATCTTACGCCACGTGGTGTTTGAAAATTCCATAGAGTGAGTAGGGGGTGGTATGGTCATTCCGCAAGGAGAGCGCGACGGTGCCATACCACCCCCATTTCTTTAGCCCTTGAAGCTGCCTGCCAATGCGGGCGGGATGCCACCGGTATCCCCGGCGTCGCCACCGATATGCATATCGTTCAGTGACTTTAGCAGCGACCCGAGAAGTGCAGCACTGACACCGACAAACGCGGCGTCTGCGAGCGTACCGAAATCGACGCTGCCGACGATTTCAAAGCCGCTGTTAGCTTTGCCAAGGCAGAATAGTGCGAACCACGGTACCACCTTCTCCAATACGTCATCACGTAGGAACGCACTGATGTGCTTCAAGACAAACGTGTGGTTGATAATCGCAGCGATCACACCGAGAATAAGATCAGCAACGATCAGGAACACCACAAGCTTGAGTTGATCGTTATGCAGAAACGAGTTGAGAAATGCGCCAACGTCTGCATTAGTCATTAGATATACCTTCTCGCTTGATTGACAGAACGATACAGTGCCTCAATCAGTATCGGCCCAATCTCACTGCCGTGGCTGACGCATCGACCACTACCGACGTAGACGGTGACATGTCCGACAGGGCTGCCGTAGAAGATCAGGTCACCTTTCTGCAAAGATGACAAGCTGACCTTCGTACCGTGTAGAAGCATCGTACCTGTGTAACCGTATCCGTTGTAACCGAAGCCGTTAGGATCGGGAGCACCTGCGCACTTGTAGCACCACGTAGCGAAGCCCGAGCAGTCGGTGTAGTTGGGAACGTTGGGCGGCGGTGCAAAGTCCTGCATGCGCCTGCTGCCCTGCGAGTAATGAATCACGTCCTTGTGGGCAACACCAAACAGTGCGACGTTTACGATCTTCTGATTGACCGAAACGGTGTGTTTGCGATCATATGCGTCCTTGTAGATGCGGTACGCAATGTTACCGAATTCCGGCCACAGCGCCTTGTGCGTCTTTGAACCGTATCCGAGTTCGTGAATGTTGTGCTTTCGCTTGAATTCACCGACCTGATGCTTTGTTGCCCGTCCATACCTCCCTGTGGGGTTGTGGTTACGAATGTGGGCATGTCGCAACGCTAGCTGTACAGCCGTTACGTCCTTACCTTTCATGCCCATTTCCAGATGCCTGATGAGTGGAACGTATGGGTGTGCCATTACTTCTTCTCTTTGTTGGCAGCTTTGTTGTCGTCGTGATCCTCTTGAACGTACTTATCCAACGGCAAGTCCTCTACGAAGTCACCCTCTTCTGGCATTGGATACCGCAGCTTTAGTAACCACAGTGGCGTTTCCATGCTACGCTCCTTTATGATTTCCGTTCGTGACACCACGACCGGCTAGATATCCTACGATTGCTGCTATGAGACTCGACATGATACTGCCGATTCGCTTGGCTAGTTCTGTCTGGTCGCGTTCGGGATACCAGATTTCCGTGATGACCAGCGCAACGACGGTGATGGCAAGCACCATGATGACAATAGCCGTCAGCGCAAGTACGATCAGGTCGGGTGTTGGTCTGTCTCGTAGCCGTGGTGGTATTGCTGCCATTAGAATACTGTGCCATGTACTTCATAGACTGTTCCGTTAGCCGTCACGTAGTTGATCGTGTTGTCCGTTCCGACGAACACCTGTCCAGCTACCAAGTCACGGGTACCTAACGATGACTTGTCATAGAGTGGGCCGGTCGTAGTCTTTTGGTTCTCAAGCTGCTTGATCCTCAGTCGTAAATCCTTGATCTGAGACTGCAACTCCATGATGATATCGAACGAGGGTGTGCGATACTTGCTAGGCATTGGACATGGTGTGGTCGTTGAAGGTGAATACGATCTGCTCATCACCTTGAGCGTTTAGATATCCTTCGATGCCAGTCACGCGATAAAGGTCGTCAAGCTGCACATACGTAAGGTCTGCCATTACCTTCAACATATCGCCCACGTCTACCGCAGTATACGCCAAGTCGTACTCTTCCGGGTAAACCGTCACCCACAGGTCAAGATCGGGCACGGATGACTTGTCCAGTTGATGATCCGTCAAGCGCCGGACGCTGCCGACGTTTGGGTTATCTCCGAAGTCGGCAGACGTATCGAGCCGCCGATACTTCGCCTCTGAATCAAGGTTACTTTCGCCCCATGCGAGCTTGTTGGACGATCCTGCGCCGGTACCTAGAATGTAGTTGCCGACCGGCCCATTGTCACCGTAGTGAACAGACTTGATGTTACGTCCCAATTCCAATGAGTAGGCAGTGACTTGAACACCTTTGGACGGTACAAACATCTGGAAGTTTTTGTCATTGTCGCAAACGAAATCGAATCCCGGCTGTTGCTGCGATAGCTCAGTCACCTTATCGAACAGTGTGCCGGTATCGGCAGGCTCGATTCGATAGTTAGTCTTGATTCCAAGCTGCTGATTTGCCATGCCGTAGTTGACACCTTTACCGTTGACCATCGCAGCAGTTACTAGGTCAGTGACGATATCACCAACGTCCACATCGAACCATATCTGTCCTGTATTCGATTGATCCTGACCCATAGCGAACGGCCACTGTCTGCGCTCAAGGTAGTGTAACCATCCAGCACCGGCAACGTGAATTACGTCCTCATCCATGTCTGCCGCTACAGCGTTGTGTAGACCTGCCAGAATCGTAAGATCGTCGCGCTTCAACTCAAAGTCCGTACGGTATGCACCACAGTTTTCGTACTTCGCTGCGAAGTGTGTCAAGTCAATGTCGTAGTTGATGTATCCAGGCCGATTCAGGTACCGACCCCAAGACAACTGCTCAGGTGCACACTCAGCAAGCGATACACCATCGATTGATCTGTGAATCACCTTCCAATCAGACACGTACGAATACCTGACCCTTGCCAAAGTCCAGTTGCGCACTGGGCCTAAACGCTCCACCGGTATCAACTGGCTGTGCACTCGACGTAACGGTGATGTTCAGCGTTTGGGTAGCAGTCAGGCCCGTATCGTCCGTAGCGGTCACAGTGATTGTATGGCTGCCGGGTGATACGGATATGGACTTGGAGAACGCGCCAGCCGACACCAACACCCCCACAGGGGCAGAGCCGTCATACGAGTACGTCAATGACGTTACGGTTCCATCGGAGTCGGTGGCCGTTCCCGAGAGTATGACGTTAGCCGTGCCGACCGGGAGAACAACACCATCGATTGGACTATTCACCGTCAATACCGGTGGATTGTTTGTAACCGGTGCTTGACGTGTCACCGTCCATGTTCCGGTAGTCGTGTTACCTGCCGCGTCCTTTGCTACTAATGCGAATGAGTTGGAACCTACGTTCAGCGGCAATGTCACGGAGAATCCACCACTACCATCGAGTGCAGTGGCACTACCGTTGATCGTGAACGTGGTGACTCCTACATTGTCTGTTACCGTACCAGCGAGCACTTGAGTAGCAACACCGTTCGCTACCGTCGTCGCGCCTGTGGCCGGTGACGTAACGTTGATGACCGGCTTGGTCGTATCCACACCGGGGATATTGACGGATACTGAAATGGACGAAGTTGATTGTCTACGACTCGCAACGGTTGCAAAGGCGTCCGTTGCCCGAACGATTATCGTGTGAGCCTTTGCGACTCCTGCCGTGCCGGTAAGACTGAGCGTAGCTGAATATGTACTACCACTCTGTAAGGCCATCGCCTGCCACGATCCGCCGTCTAGCTGTACTTCCATCAGCGAGATACCATTCGTGTCTGACGCTGTTGCAGTTACCGTTACAGCGGTATTCTGTGTGTAGACAGTACCGTTGGCAGGATTCGTGATGGTAAGTGTCGGATTGTCGGGATTGACCAGTGAGGTCGGTGTTCCCATTTTTGCAGTAGCACCACCGAATCGATACGCATAGGACTCCGCGTTGACGGCAGCAGGGAAACCCATGTTGACGAAGCTGACGGTTGCACCGGCTGGCGCTGTCAAGGCCAGGTTACTGTGTCGCAG